GATGGAAAAGAAGTCTGGCAAAAAGATGGGCATGCCCGTGGCCATTATGGTCGCTGTTGGCAAGCCAAAGGCAATGTCCAAGGCTATGAAAGCTCCTAAGATGACCAAAAAGATGGGCCGTGGTAAATGAAAACCAAGGCTGAGAAAAAGATCAGCAAGGTTATGCGGGAGTACAAGGCTGGAAAGCTGCACTCTGGGTCGAAGAAAGGCCCAGAAGTGACCTCTCGCAAGCAAGCCATTGCCATTGCACTGTCTGAGGCCGGGAAATCCCGGAAGAAGAAGTGAAAGAGGTCTGGGACAAGAAGCGTCCAAAAGCCTTGGGCGCTCCTAAACCTCTGACTCCTGCTAAAAAGGCTGCTGCCAAGAAGATGGCTAAGGCTGCTGGTCGGCCTTATCCCAATCTGATTGACAATATTCGTGCGGCGAGGAAGAAATGAAGACTGCTGCCTGGACTCGAAAAGAGGGTAAAAATCCTGCTGGAGGGCTTAACGCCAAAGGCAGAAAGTCCTATAATGAGTCTACAGGCGGGGATCTAAAACCTCCCGTCAAATCAGGCGATAACCCGCGACGGGCCTCCTTCCTAGCGCGTATGGGCAATATGCCTGGGCCTGAGTACAAGAATGGCGAACCCACTCGTCTTCTTTTGTCCCTCCGAGCCTGGGGCGCATCGTCCAAAGCAGATGCAAGGTCGAAAGCTAAGGCGATCTCAGCGAGGAACAAGAAGTGAGGCCAGTTTCCGTCGGTGTAAATCCAACAGCGGCAACGCTAACAACCGTTTATACGGTTCCGACGGGTTACTACGCCAAGTTCACGGTGATGTACATCCACAATACTGGTGGATCAACAAAGCACATCACGGTGCAGTGGATTGACTCCAGCGCAAGTGCCACTTACGACATTCTGACAGAGTACACCTTATCAGCTAAGAACTACTTGCAGTTCGATGGCAATGCGTACATTGTGTTGGAAGAAGGTGATTCGATCAAGATTACGACTGAATCTGGCAGTTCGTTTAGCTTCATCGCCACCTTTGAAGAAACAGGATTGACACGGCAATGACCTACCTAGAACTCATCAATGATGTGCTGATTAGGCTGCGGGAGACTACCGTATCTACCAGCACGGAAACGACCTACTCCACTCTGGTTGGCAAGTTTGTCAATGATGCAAAGCGCCAGATCGAGGATTCCTACGCCTGGAACGTGTTGGGGCAGACTCTGACGTTCAACACCGTTGGTGGCACCTACATCTACTCGATGACTGGTGCTGGTCAAAAGTTCCAGGTGATGGACGCACTCAACGTAACGTCCAATGTTGGCTTGCGAAACATCAGTTTTGTGGAGATGAACCGTCTGCAAAACTTCTCAACTCCGCTCTCTGGAATTCCAGAGGCTTACACATTTGATGGTGTTGATGGCAATGGCGACACAAAAGTAGTTCTATTTGGTCGGCCAGATGGTGTCTACACAATGAACTTCAGCCTGACTGTGCCGCAGGCTACGCTGTCATCGGACAGTACATCTGTACTGGTTCCAGACGTTCTGGTGGTACAGAATGCCTATGCTCGTGCCCTGGTGGAGCGCGGGGAAGATGGTGGGTTAGCTTCATCTGAGGCTTACCAGCTTTATAGAGCCATGCTAGCAGATTACATCGCTCTTGAAAGCACTCGTTACCCTGAGAACCAAGAATTTGTTGCGATATGAGTGAGCCGCTTCAGATTGCCAGCATTTCAGCCCCAGGCTTTTTCGGGTTGAACACGCAAGACTCGCCTCTTGATCTGGCGGCTGGCTTTGCTCTTGTTGCGACGAACTGCATCATCGACCAGTATGGCCGCATCGGCTCTCGCAAGGGCTGGTCTAAAGTCAACAGTTCCTCTGGCAATCTTGGAGCCAATCCTGTTGGCGTGATCCATGAGCTTGTTCAGTCTGACGGCACACTGACTGTATTGTTCGCAGGCAATAACAAGCTGTTCAAGCTAGATGGCTCTAACGCTGTCGTAGAATTGACCTATGGGGGGGGTGGCTCCGCTCCTACCATCACTGCAAACAATTGGTCTTGTGCATCCCTCAATGGGATCACCTATTTCTTTCAGACGGGCCATGATCCGCTGATCTATGACCCCGCTGTCAGCACTACGACTTATCGTCGTGTGAGCGAGAAAACAGGCTATGTTTCTACGGTTCCAAGCGCCAACATCGCTTTGTCGGCTTTTGGTAGGCTGTGGGTAGCCAATACGTCTACCGTCAAGAACACGGTCTACTTCTCTGATCTGCTGGCAGGTCATGTGTGGTCTACCGGCACTGCTGGCTCTCTCAATGTGGACAGGATCTGGCCTAATGGCCCTGATGAGATCCAAGGTCTTGCTGCTCACAACGGCTTCCTGATCATCTTTGGCAAACGGCAGATTTTGGTCTATCAAGATGCCACTACGCCATCAACGATGCAGCTTAGTGACACAGTTGGCGGTATCGGCTGTATCGCACGGGATACGATTCAGACCACTGGCAAAGACGTGCTGTTCTTGTCCAACTCTGGTGTCAGGTCGTTCGCCAGGACTATCATCGAGAAGTCTGCTCCGCTTGGAGATCTTTCCAAGAACGTGCGTAATGACATCATGGACATTGTTGCTGGCGAAACGCTTGCCAACATCAAGTCTGTGTATTCTGAGAAAGAGGCCTTTTACTTGATTACGCTGCCTTCTGTCAAAGAGGTCTACTGCTTTGACACAAGGGGCCAGCTACAGGATGGTTCGTTCAGGGTAACTATTTGGGACTCGATAGAGCCAACTGCTCTGTTGTCGCGCAGGAATGGTGATGTCCTGATCGGCAAAACTGGATATGTTGGTAAGTATGGCATGTTCCAAGATGATGGTGTGGCGTACAGGATGTTGTACTACACCAACCATGCCGATCTTGGAAACCAGAACGTCACATCGATTTTGAAGAGGCTAAAGGCTACTGTCATCGGTGGCACAAATCAGACGGTCACGATGAAGTGGGGATTCGACCTGCTGACCAACTATCAGTCGGCCAACTCTACGATCCCGACTCAAGGTATTTCTGAGTATGGCATTGCCGAGTACGGTGCTAACGGTGTGCCTGTTGCCTACTACTCCGAGGGCGTATTGATGCAGATTTTGTCTGTTCCTGCAACTGGCAGCGGGAAGATCGTGCAAACTGGTTACGAGTCAGATATCAACGGATCGTCGCTGTCGATTCAGCGCATTGAAATCCAATACAAGGATGGGAAGCTGTCATGAGCAACTACACAAAGAGTACCAACTTTGCTACCAAAGACGCGCTGTCATCTGGCAATCCTCTGAAGATTGTCAAGGGCACTGAGATTGACACTGAGTTCAACAACATTGCCACGGCTATCTCGACGAAGGCTGATCTCGCATCTCCTACGTTCACTGGTACTCCAGCATTGCCTACTGGTACGACTGCTGTTACACAATCATTTGGCACTAGCTCGACGACTGTGGCTACTACTGCATTTGTGCAAGCCGCCTTGCAACTATTGCATCCAGTTGGATCGATCTACATCAACGCGACGAACTCAACGAACCCCGGCACGTTGCTTGGCTTCGGCACTTGGGTTGCTTTTGGCGCAGGACGTGTGCCCGTCGGCTTCAACGCGAGCAACGCGCTGTTCGACACGGCTGAAGAGACTGGCGGTTCTGCCGACGCTGTAGTGGTCAGCCACACGCATACGGCAACTGTTACAGACCCAGGCCACACACATAAGCTACAACGTACTGGACATGACACAGGCGGCGTTTCTTTGACAAAACTTGGCCTATCTACAGTTTTTGTCACTGATAACGATGTAATCGAGTCCTCCACAACGGGCGTTAGCGTCGCTAACAGCACAGAGGGCGTTTCCGGCACAAATGCCAACTACCAGCCGTACATCACTGTATACATGTGGAAGAGGACTGCGTGATTACCCATCACTTCAGTGACGGTCTATATGCAAAAGAAGCAAGATTTCCTGCTGGATCTGTCATCCTCAAGCATACACATGAGTTCAGCCATCTATCGATCTTGGCTTATGGGAAAGTTGCAGTGATGATGGGCGATGATGTGAAGATTGTGAGCGCACCTGCTTGCATTGAGATCAAGGCTGGTCTTACGCATGGCGTAAAAGCGATTGAAGATTGTGTTTGGTTCTGTATCCACGCAACTGACGAGAAAGATGCGTCAAAAGTGGATGATGTTTTGATTGGAGTTTGATATGCCTATAGCAGCAGCAGCAATTGGCTTGGGTGGGAGTCTTCTAAGCTCACGATCTGCTAGAAATGCAGCGCAAACAGCCGCCAATGCAACAATTGAAGCGGCTCGTATAGGAGCCGAGGAAGCTAGATTCCGACCAGTAGGTATCACTACTCGGTTCGGCCAATCCATGTTCCAGACTGGTCCTGATGGTCGAGTAACGGGTGCTAGCTACGAGTTGTCGCCAGCGCTTCGTGCTTACCAAGACCGTCTGATGGGCTTGACTGGCATGGGATTGACCCAGGCCGAGGCTGCACCTGGGATGTATCAGCCTCTGTTTAGCGCTGGACAGGGCTTGTTTGGTCTTGGTCAACAGTATCTAGCGCAATCTCCTGAGCAGGCTGCACAGCAGTACATGCTGCGCCAGCAAGACCTCTTGGCTCCTAGTCGCGAGAGGCAGTTTGCACAACTTCAGAATCGCCTGTTCCAAACTGGCCGTGAGGGTCTTTCTCTTGGCGCTACTGGTACCCGTCCTAGTGGAGCGGTTGGACTTCGTGCGACTACTCCTGAGACGGAGGCTTATTACAACGCCATAGCTCAACAAGATGCTGAGTTGGCTACTCGTGCTGCAGAAGAGGGTCGTCGTCAGGTTGCGTTTGGTGCTGGATTGTTTGGTACTGGCGCAGATTTGATGGGTAAAGGCTATACGGGTCAGGTTGCAGCACTGTCTCCATATGAGGCATATCTTACTGGTGCTCAGAATCTTGAAGCGCTTGGACAACAGCCTTTGAACATTGGCATCAACATTGGTGCTAAAGGCCAAAGCCCAGCAGCAGCAGATATTCTTTACAGAGGTGGTACTGGTGCCGCTCAAACAATGCTGGCCGCTGATGCTTATAACCCATTTGCAGACTTTTTGCTCCAAGGAGCTCAGACTCCGGCATTCACACAAGGAGTATCCAATCTTTTCAGGAGTAGAACCGCTGTAAGTGGATTTGGTGCTGGCGGCTATGGTGCTGGAGTAAATCCGTTTAGTGGTGAATACATGGGTTCTTTGGAGTTCTAATCATGGCAACTGACATCGTACCTTCCCTCTTCGGAATTACGCCAGAGTCATATCAACTCGCACAGCAGCAAGCTGCATCAGATAGGGCACTTGCTTTTGCAAAACTAGATCCATTCCAAAGGGCATCCTATGGCATGGGCATTACTGCGTATCAACTAGGTCGTGCCTTGGGTGGCCAAGACCCGCAACTGCGTATGATCAGCAATCGCAATGCTATTGCGCGTCAGATTGATCCTACAAACCTAGAGTCGATGCAGATGGGTATCCAGGCTCTGCAGCAAGCTGGCGACTCTGTTGGCGCTATGCAGTTGGCTCAGGTGTTTAGGCAGGCTGAGAACGACATGGCGCTTCGCTCTCAACGAGAAGCTGCTGCAATGGCATCTCGTGCGGCTGCTACTCGTGAGCGCAGTCAGGCTGTACCCGCAAGCATACAAGAAGCAAATCGCATCAGTCAGATTACGCAGGCACTGCAGACGCTAGAACTGCAGCCTTATGAGCGCATGGCTCTTGAAGCAGAAATGCAACAACTTCGCAAGACATCTACTTCAGATTCGATTGCTGTTGCTAATCGTATTGGCGATCTCACTCGTGCATTGGCTGATCCCAACCTTCCTGATTTGGATCGTCGCGTTTTGCAAGCTCAATATGATCAACTGACGAAGGCTGCTGGGCAAAAGCCGAATGTGCCAGATGCAATCCAAGTCGCACAACGCATTAGCGCACTTACGAGGCAGTTGCAAAATCCTGAGTTGGCTCCTATCGAGCGTATGGCACTTGAGGCCGAGATGACTCAACTTAGGAAGGTAGAACGAGAAAGCGCCCCGCCAGCATCATTGCAACTTGCAGATGCAATTTCTTCTGCTCAAGCCAAGGTTGATGAACTTGAAAGTCAACCAGAAAGCCCAGAACGGGACAGAGCTTTGGCTGTAGCTAAACGCAGAGTGGAAAACCTGGAGCGACAAGCGCCTCAACCAAGGACTCAAACTCAATCTCCTGCGCTGCAGCTTGCTGCTGATATTGAAAATACACAGGCGCTAGTTGATGCACTGCAAAACGTACCGGCTAGTGCTGAACGAGATGCTACGTTGCGTAGGGCTGTCACTAGACTTGATGCGTTGCAGCGTCAGTTGCCACAGCAAAGAGTGGAAAAGCCTGAATCTTTTGGCCCAGATCGAGAAGCCACATCAAGGGAGCTTTTCGGCAAAGCTTTTGGAGATCTTACGCAAGATCAGCAAGCGGCTGTTAATCGTAAACTTGCTCGACCCGAATCTTTTGGTACGGATCGAGAAGCTATCTCTAGAGAAATGTTCAGCAAATCTTTCGCAGAGCTTACTCAAACACAGCAAGCTTCTGTCAACCGTAAGCTTGAGCAAGAAGCGGCCAAACGCGCACCAACTGTGCAAAATATATTGCCAGGACAACCAGTCCCCCAAAAAGATTGGATTAAATTTGAAGAATACCTACAAGGCCAACCAACTTTCAAGCAGACGGCAGCAATGATTTCTGCTGCTCCTGGTGTCTTGAGGGTTATTCGTCAGTCCACTTCTAATGATTTTGCATCTAGGGCACTACCAACTAGTATTGCTAGGTTGTTTGAACAGGGCACTCTATCTAATCAGGATGTCTCTCGCTACGCCCGAACTGGTGGCTTGGATGATCGATTGGCCGCTATGGCATCTGAGTTCTTTACTGGCCGAGTGACATCTGTCACTAAAGAACAAGCAGAACGCTTCATGTCTGCGGTGTATCGTGGTGCATTGCTTGACCAACGTGCAATTTACGTTCAACAGGCAGATCGTCTTGGATATTCAGATTCAAGTACCTTTAAGAAAACACTGAAGCAACTTGATGACGAGTTGGCGAAATTCCGTCCCAAGCAACCAGCTCCAGCTCCTGGTGCGGGTGCGGCTCCTGGGGCAGGCGCGGCTCCTGGAGCGGGTGGCAGGACTATGTCAGCGGAAGAAGAAGCCGCGCTTTTGCGTAGGTATAACGTAACCCCACGATAACTGGAGCATCCAATGGCAACCTACGAGCAAGTTCTAGAGGCATTGCGCCGTGCTGATGCGGCTGGAAACACGGAGGATGCGAAGCAACTAGCTGCTATGGCTATCCGTATGCGGCCTCGTGATGTCGCTGACGTTCGCCCTGCCACTTCTACTGGTGAGGTACTAGTAGAAGGATTGAGGCGAGCTGTTGCTGGTACACCTAGTCTGTTTATGGGTCTTAGTTCAATGGCTGGCCAAGGGATGACTCAAGGTGGTATGCCATTTATGCCTGGTACACCAGGAGTAGTATTCCCAATGGGTCCCAGGTTCTTTGATGCGTCTTCGCAAGTTGAGCCTCGTCCATCACCAGGACAAGCATTTCAGCAATCCTATCAAAGCACTCAGCGAAATATTACTGGGATGCTTGGTGGAGGTAATGTTCGTCCCACCACAGAAGCACAGAAATATTTGATGAGTTTTGCAGAAGGATTTGGAGATCCTTTGAATTTGTTGGGAGGTGCTGGTCTGGCCCGTAAAGGTGTACAAGCACTTGCTGGCGGCATGGCTGGTGTCGGCGGTGAGTTTGGTGGAGAGGTCGGAGGACAACTTAGTGGGGATGTTGGCCGCGTCATTGGAGGCATAACTTTCTCTCTGTTCAGTGGCGCTGGCGCTCTCAAAGCAGGTGAAGCTGCCATTGATAAAGTTCGTGGTGCTGGGAAAGTTGATGTTGCTGACTTGGCAAACATGGAAGGCTTGTCCAGGGCACAGAGCCTCGTTTCCAAAGCCATTGACTCAGATCCTGATCTGCTCAAGCGAGTCAATGAAATCCAGGCCAGGGTGAAGTTTGTCACCGGGAAAGACATCGGCACTGGTGCTGGTATCAGTGGTCTTGACAACGCTGCATTGCGTACCACTCTGACTGATTTGGCCAGTAAGGATCTGAAATTTAGGGGCGAGTTGGCGAAGTTGTACGCTGATCTACAGAGGGCGGTTGCAGCAAGGGCGCAAACCGAGTTTCCTAGTGGGCCGATGCAGTTCCCATCGCAAATTAAGGCTTTGGAAGAGGTCAAAGTAGACTTCAACAAGCGTGTCAATGCTATCAACGATCAGTTGAGCAACATGACCGCCAACTTGAACCTAATGGGCACGACTGCACCTGCCCAACTTGGCGCATCCATTCAGAACCTTGTGGTTGCTCGTGAAAGAGCCGCTAGGGATGCGTTGTCTCCTGAGTACAACTCTGTCAAACAGCAGGCCTCTGACCAAGGTGCAATTCTTCCTGCCCAGGACACACAAGATCTTCTGAACACTGCTTTCGACTTGTTTAGGCGAGATCCTTGGGGTCGTCAGTCTGATCTGTTGCGACTTGTTAACCAGCAGTCTGAGAACTTTAAGGCACTT